GACCATGAGCGCAGGGGATCGTGCCAAGGTCCAAGAGGAGCTTGCTAAAAAAGGACAGTCTGGGGGAGCCCCTGGTAAAGCTAAGGTTGCTGCCAAACTTCCCACTGGAGATGACCTGATAAAAAAGTATGGGGAATCCAATGGTGACCCGGCTCAAACTACATTCATCCTGAAGGATGGTAGAGGTGTAGCCAACCAAGGTGTGGATCACGATGTAATGCTTGGAGGAAAAGCTACTGATCCAAATCCTCGGCGCGAGCAGTTCATACAGGATGGAAACATTCGCGTACGTCCTCGCTCGGGAGGCAAGGCCGGTAGAGAAGTTGCCATATCCATACCCGATACTGGTATCACTGCTGATCAAATGAAGTACCTCAAAAAGATGGGACCACAACTTCGAAGTGGTACTGTCTTGATGGAGGGCAGCAAAGCTGGTTCTAAGTACAAAGTAATGGAGCGTGGTGCTGCGACTGATGAAGCCCTAGAAGATGCGGTCAATCACATCACCAATGATGCAGGTACACACCTGCCCACAGTCAGTGGTGGATCTGGAGCTGAAGATAGAGCCAATAAGGTAGTTGAAAATCTACCTCCGTTGCATGATTTGGCCGAGAAACATTTGACTCCCGAGGAAAAGCTCGGGGTTAGCAAGTCGGAAGCTCAATTTAATCGCTTCGCTGACCGCATGGAAGAAATGCCGGAAGTGCGCGAGTGGAAGGATGCAGCATTGAAGGGCGCAGGTGAACGTAAATGGTATCAGCGTAGCCGTCAGGCTATTGCCGCGATGGCCAAGGAAGTTCCCGCGTACTTCGATCAGCCCGGTGACACTGAAAAGTTCACAGGCTTGCTTGCATCTGGATCTCCGCAGCAATCCGTTGCAATGAACATGCGTGAGGCTTTGAAGGTATGGACAAACTATGTAGATGCCGGAAGACCTGAAGGTGCAGCTCTAAAGAAACTTTTGAGCCAGCCCCCTGCTAAGGGTGGTTTCACGCTACCCGGTGTCAAGGTACCGAATACCATGAAGGCCCTCGCAGGAGAACCTTTGTGGCCGGACATCACGAAGAATGCCAACTTCAAAGTGCCAAGCTTCCGAGATAACTTGCTCGGCTTTATGAATCTCGTGACGAATGATGGATGGATGGCAGCGTTTGCCGGGATAGAAGCCAAGGATATTTCCAAGGCTCATTCCTATCATCCTATCAGTGTCATGGTACGTGCAGCAGCCGATGAATTAGGATGGGAACCAGCTGAAGCGCAAGCTGCAGTCTGGGCTTTCATCAAAACCCTCACTGAGAAGGGCAAGGGTGCTGCAGAAGATCCATATGAAATGCGTCAGTATTCCGAGGATTTTGCGGATATCTTGAGGCATGATGAAGAAACCAAAAATCTCTTGAAGGATATGGGTATTGACCATGCCAAACTTGCAGAACGATTCGAACGAGAAGTCGAACGAAAGCCAAAGCCAGCGGAAGTCTCCGCAAGAACTAGCCCTACTGCTGAAGACAGTACTGAGCGCGCTGCTGAAAGAGTCGAAAAGCTCAGGGGGAAGGGAGCAATCCCAGCCTCCAAAACAGGAAGCCTCTTTGCCCAACTCTCTGCCGAAGATGAGGGGACAAGGTTCGAGCCTGCTAAGATGAAGGCAGCGAGAATGAAGAAATAGCAAGATCTCCTGGGGGCACCCAGGGGCTAGAGCGGGGCAGTGCCTTGTACGCTGCCCCTCTCGACCTTTACAAGGAAGGACCAAAGGGATGCCAGCAAAAGGACAATTTCAAACACAATGTAAACACGGACACAATTTATTTGGTGACAATCTACACATTGTTAAGAGTACAGGACAAAGAGTTTGTAGAAAATGCCGAGGAGAAAAAGTTAAAAGGTATAGATTGTCCGAAAGAGGAATGTCCACCACACGTGATACAGCTAACAACCGTAGGGAAAAGGTGAAAAAAGAAGTTCTCACACACTATGGTAAGGGTGGAAAACTTTTATGCTGTTGGCGAGGTTGTAAAGTGTGTGATATAGACATGCTTAGTTTAGATCATGTGCAAAATGATGGTCAAAAACATGTCAGTGATGCAGGTATAAGGTACCTAGGCATACGCTTGTACAGGTGGGCTAAAAGAAATGGATACCCAGAAACCTTACAAACTTTGTGCTTTAATCATCAGTATAAGAAAGAAATCGTTAAACGTAAAAAGAATAGAACAAACAATCGTGAAAGAGATGCTAAGCGCATCGGAAGGAATTAACCATGCAATATCAAACAACTCCCTTTAAGCCAACGCCAAAAGTTATGACCCCTGGTATACCAATATATTTTTGGGGATCGTGGAACGACAAGACAGGACCAACTGCAGGAAATGTTTTGAACGATTCAGGAAACGGTTCCACATCTACGTTAGTTGTTCAGATATTGTCTGGAAACGTACCTGTTGTGGGGGCTTTAATTTCTACTGTGGGTACACAAAATGCAGCTGGCGGGTATAATGTCACCAACGCTGTGATTACCTCTGTGTCTGCTCCTACAGTACCTGATGCAGGTATATACACCATACAGTTTGCTAACACCGCTACCAGTGCTTCAGCCAAAGATGCCGGACAGTTTCTTATTCCGCAGCCGGAAATTGGTGAACCCTTGGTTGCAGGTGCATCTGTACCTTACGTTATGATGTACAACATCATGAATGCCAATTTGAATCAGGCAGTCACTGTTGTGGCATCGTTCCCAAGTTTGCCAACGTCCGTGGTTCTCTATCTGCAGCAAGCTCTGCAGGACCTGGATTCCGAGTATCAGACTGTTGCGACCATCGCAACTGTGGCTACTGGAGCGGTCCAGGGTTCTCCGCAGATCACAGTTGATCCTACTCTGGGTCGATTCTTCAGAGTGCTAAATGGCACCGTGGTGGGTGGCACAAGTCCATCTGTCATTGTGAAGATGATGATCTAAAAGGAGGATGCATGTCATACAGCAACAATTTGCAGAAGACCAACCTGCTTCAGGAAACTAACCTGTTGCAGGTTGACAATGCATTGCAGGTGGCCAATGAATTGATACCACCTTTTGGACCAACTTCTGAGGACGATATTCTTCTTGAAGACGGCGACAGTATCGAATTAGAGGATGGTTCTGGAAACATCCTTCTGGAGAATTAGGAGAATTATGGCCTCAGAAAAAATTAGTCAATTGACCCCGCATCCAGCCTCGGTCGACGACATACTACCTGTCGAAGATGGTGGAGCCAATTTCAGCGATTCAGTCGGGGATATTGTCAATCTCGCTGAAGCTGCATGTCTCCCTTTGGCTGGCGGGACGATGGTAGGAGTCATTACAGGAAATGCATCCTTTACTGACCCCAACATTGGGCCTATGACGGAGGGCTTGTCTCTCCTATCTACCAGTGGAATGCAATTCAACATGGGTTTGAACGATGGGAACTCCTGGTTGGATATCACTACTCCATCCTTCAACACGTCTTTGTATTTTAATGATTCTCAGGGTATCAACTTTCTGGCCGAAGGCGGTGCTTATGCGTCCATCAGCATGGTTGCTGCTTATTCCTTCGTGGTTAGTGTAGGTTCCTCGGAAATCTCTCTAGCGACGACAGGTTGCTCATACGAAGTCAATGGCCCTGCTTATTTAAGAAATAAAACCACCAATTGTGGTTTGTTCTTGGATGGTAGTGGTGATGTTGGAATAACAGACGGGTTTGAAATAGACTCGGACTACGAAGTGTGTTGGATTTATGGCAGTGCGGCAGGTGGGATAAATATCAATGACACTTATGCCGGTATCTTTATCACTGAAACAGGTGCGGGAGGAATAAACCTGTCAGGAGGCACTGGTGGAATTGTTTTTGTTCCAACAACACCACCGACTTCCGCAGCGACCGCAGGTACCCAAGGTCAAATTCTCGCTGGTACGGATGGTAATCTGTACTTCTGTTCAGTGACAGGTGGTATCGGAGAAGCGACGTGGAACGTTCTCAGCATGACCGCAGTATAAGGAGAAAAAAAATGAAAATCACAAATCTTACAGCAGCACAGCAACTCGAAGCGAAGGCTTTACAAGCCACTCTTGCCTCTGCAAATGCAGCGTTTCAAACCGCAAACAAAGCATTGGTCGATTACCTAAATGGCGTCACTGGGTCTAATACGTTCCCGAGATTGACCGACGATGGGACCGCAGTAGTCACGGTGTAACATGTAAGCTTGACATTCTATCACGATTTGTGATATAATGATTCTGTGGAATTCAGAGCAGCGCACGTCACAGTCGTCGCGCAGTTTTTAAAGGAGAAGCAATGCAACTCTACGTGAAGTCGATCAACAACAAAGCACTACGTTTTCTATATGGCTTTTTCGTGCAGATGCCCCTGGAAATATGGTTCCGCTTCCTCACTGCGTACGTGCCGACAAGTGCCACGTTCATCAACTATACTAATGTTCCCTTGTCTGATCTGATGCAACAGTGGTCTTTAGCTCAGCAGGGCCTAGCGACGGCTCCATTCCCTCAGAATGATGAGGGCTCAGACATGCATCCAGCCATGCCAGCCGCTTTGACAGTGCAGCCCAAGCATGTCACTGTTGTTTCGGTGACTGACATTACTCCAGGTGCCATTGTGACTCCAGACTTCACAGAAGAGCCTTGTCATTCCTTCGCTTGTTGCTGGAGGAAGCCAAGGGTGTATGCAGCGGCAAGCAAGGTCCCAGTCACACTGGCGTATGAGTTTCAGAACATTATTTTGAATGAGCTGGGGATCAACGTCTCCTCTCGGTAAGGACTCAGCATGACTCAGATTTGCCTAGCAATGGTATGTAAGAACGAAGCCAAGTACATTGGCGATACACTGGCTGCGGTTAAGCCTTTCATCAATTGTTGGTCCGTGTTGGACACCGGCTCCACAGATGGCACACAAGACATCGTGCGCAAGGTCCTGGGTGATCTACCAGGGCAATTGCATGAGCGAGCTTGGCGGGGATGGGATAAATCCCGTACTGAGTCTGTAGATCTCGCACGCTTGTCGGGGTGCGACTTCATCCTTTTACTCGACGCAGATGAAAAGTTCACAGCACCTGAAGGATTCACATGGCCTGTGCTTGATTCAAATGTCACGTACTGGGTGACCATTCAATATGGCGGGATCAGGTACACACGTCCAAATTTGCTCAGTGTAAAACACATTTGGCTATACATTGGCGTGACCCATGAGTATTTGTATTCTCCTGATAGCCCTCGGCAAGAGTTGCTACCTCTCACTTTGGTGACACACCCCACTCGATGCAACAAAGCACCTGAGAAATGCGCCGAAGATGCCCGCATACTCGAAGAGGCTTTGGTCACAGAGCCTGACAATTCCCGCTACGTCTTCTATTTGGCGCAAAGCTACAGGGACAGCCTCCAGTTTGAAAAAGCCATAGAGATGTACAAGAAGCGGGCCACCATGGGTGGGTGGGCGGAGGAATTGTTTATCTCTTTGCTTCGTGTAGCACAATTGAGCGAAGGACGTAGGACATTTCGTGAGGTAGCCGAGGCTTATACCAAGGCATACGAGGCTCGACCGCAGCGCGCCGGGGAAGTATTCAGCAGTCTCGCTCGCTTTTGTCAATGGTGGGCAGATGGCACAGCATACCCGGCTGAAGACTGTCTCTTCGTGGATGCCGGATGTTACAAGCTTGGTCCAGCCAAGCCCGCGCCGTCATTGCGTGTGCTGGTGGTTATACCAACACATGATCGCACAGAGTTCCTTGAGGAAGCTCTGTTTTCTCTGAAGCAGCAGACGCGTCCGGCCAATGAGGTTATTGTCATTGGTAATGTCAAGCCGCGTACTGAAGGGTATGCTACGTTTATCCCAGCCGGTGGAGAAGTGGCCACTCGTCTCAATACAGCCATCAAAGCCTGCAACTGTGACGCGTTCATAATGCTGGGTGACGATGACAAGCTGGAAAAAGATTTCATTGCAAAGACTGCCGAGGTGATGGAGCGTACGGGGGTGGACATAGTTCATACACAGTATAGGCACTTCGGAAAAGAAAATTGTGTAACGGGATCTGCTCAGCACATTCCGGTTACCTCTCTGTGTCGCAAGTCTATCTGGGAAAAAGTTGGAGGGTATACCCCTGGAGTCCCATATTTTGATTGGGATTTCTGGTGGAGTTGTAGAGACGCTGGAGCCAAGTCCGTGCATATCCCAGAACCTCTCTGGAGGTATCGCATTCATGATGGACAAGTGGCTGAAAGCGAAGAGACAAAGAAGCGCAACCAGGACACCATTCGATCCAGACATCAAAAAGGATAAAAGATCATGCACGTTCAAGCAGCGGAACCACTCATGTCCCTTTTTTACAAGATCTTCATGGGCATGCTAGTTGCAGGAGGTATAGCACTCATCATGTGGCCTTTTCGTAAACTCGCGGCTATCCACAATGAATTGATAGCACAGAGAACAAACTGTCTTCAAACATTACAGAATCAGGGAGACAAACAAATCGAGCTGCTGGGAAAAGCTGTGACAACCCTTGAAGGTATTCATACATCCCAGGCCTCAATGACAGGTTTCATGCAAGCCACCCAGATCATCGCGGCTCCAGCCATGGCATCAAGACGGCGTAAACGGTAGTTGACAAACAACCCGCAGTTGTGGTAAAATGTTCATGTGTTAAGAAAATACCTTTACGAGGCAAACATGGGACAAGCAGGGGAACACGGCGCGCACAAAGCCCAGAAACAACATGGGGAAGCACAGCGTGCGCGTATAGCGGAACTCTACAATATTCACGGCGGAAACATTGCGGCCATTGCACGAGACATGTGCTTGTCGCATAGTACCGTTCGTGGTCACATCAAGAAGATGGGTGGAATCAAGAAGCCGATTGCAGCTGGATCTGTGAAGGGCACTATCGAAGAGCCCGCCAAGCTGCCTAAGAAACAGGATATCAAACGCTACATCCTGACATCGGCGCAGAACAATACATTCGTGAATGAAGTCTTCTGGAAAAATGTGCAGGCCTTTGCCAAGCACTACGATGCCCAGATTATGATTGGGACTTTTTCGTACAACCAGAATTCTTTTAGCGAACTGTCAGTGAAACGCGGTAAGAAAAATCCCAACGAGAAAGAGCTTTGGTTTGACGATGCCATCCGGCCTTATCTCTGCGATTCTCGTGTAGAACTGGGAGAAGGCTTGGTCTGGTGTGGCGAGATGAATATCCTGCCGACTGCCGACGATCCTCTCTCGGGTTTGGAGACGTACACGCACCGGAAGTCTGCAATCTTCCCACATGCAAAGTTGGCAATGAGATCCATTCCAACGATGCAGGGCGAGGGAACGAAGCTGAACTTCACTACAGGCACTGTCACGCTCCAGAACTACATTCAGAAGAAAGCAGGGTTGAAGGCTGAACATCATCACAGCTATTCATTCCTCCTCGTGGAAGTCAACAGTGAGGGCAATTGGTGGGTGCGGCAGGTAGCTGCATCATCCAAGACTTGTCGTTTTCAGGACCTCGATGTGGTAGCCGAGAAGGGTGAGATCACCACAGGCAACACCGTTGAGTCAATCACCTGGGGAGATCTGCATGCGACAATACTTGACCCGGTGGTCGAGAGGCTATCACAGGAGATGTTGGATTTCCTGAAGCCCAAAACACAATTCCTGCATGATATCATGGAGGGTGTTAGCGTCAATCATCATGAGGCTAAGAATCCCCATGCAAAGTATGCAGCGTACCTACGCGGGTTGAATTCGGTATCCGAGGAAGTAAAGAAAACGATTGAGAAGGTCAAGGCGTACGACCGTTCATGGTGCAAGACTATAGTGGTAGATTCGAACCATGACAACTGGATCACTCGTTGGCTTCAGGAGCACGACTACAGGAAAGACCCAGCTAATGCTGTGTTCTTCTTGGAAGCTCAGCTCGCAACCTATAAAGGCTTGGCGCATGATTTGTTTGTCACAGAGAAACAACGGTCTGAAGAATTTCACATGCTTGAATGGGCTATGCGGAAGTTTGGGTGCCCTGAGTCAATTCGCTTCTTGCGTACTGATGAGTCATATCGCATCTGCAATGACAAGATCGAGTGTGGCCAACATGGACATCTTGGACCAAACGGTCAACGTGGCACACCTCAGAACTTGAATCGCGTTGGGCGTAGGGCAAACACTGCGCACACACACTCTGCAGGGATCTACAATGGTCTCTATGTGGCAGGGACTAGCACCAAGTTGCGCTGGAATTATGCAAAGGGCCCCAGTTCATGGAGCCACAGTCACATCGTCACTTATCTCAATGGGATGAGGACGATCATCACGATGTACGCAGGTAAATGGAGAGCGTAATGGCAGAGCAGACTCAGTACGTGATCAGGGTCGAAGGGATGTACAATTCCTTCGGCCTCGGGGAAGTGGTAGTACCCGGCGTGACATTGTTTCGCGCAGGAGAGGGATGGAAGAACTACAACCTGACCGCCGATGAACTCGAAGCGGCTGTCAAGAAGAACAAAGCATTCAAGGTGCGGCCATGATAGAAATTTTTCTTGAGGGGGTATTAGCAGCCCTCGATCTCATTGGCTTCATCGCTCTTGCTGGGATCGTTATCCTTGCAATCTTTGCACTTGTCGCAGGCTTCTGGATTGGGGAGGGGAAATGAACATGCCTATCGTTTTGGCGTTTGGCCATCGTTCACGCTCAGGAAAAGACGAGGCTTGCCGTACGATCATTCAGTATCGTCATAGTCAACCCATTATGGCCGAGGACCCCACAATTGTGTGGAACATCAAACATTATTCCTTCGCAAGAGCACTTAAGGCTGAGGTTACCGCAGCAGCTTTTGCCTGTGGCGGTATGGATCGACTCTTCGTACGCCCTCAGGAATATGTGCAGGAAAACGGAAACTTCTTAGAACTTCCAGAGTGGGTACAGATGGACCTCAATCCGCCAATGGACGATCCAGACTCGCCACTGGGCAAACAAAGAAATCTCTTGATGTGGTGGGGTACCGAATTTAGACGCTCCGTAAACCAGGACTACTGGGTGAAGAAAGTTGAAGCTCAGATTCAAGAGGACAAGCCAGATGTGGCTCTGGTCTCTGATTTACGCTTCCCAAACGAGAAGTTATGGGTACAACGCTATGGTATGGCTGTGAAAATCAACCGCCCTGGATTGCCACATTCAACCCATGAATCCGAGATTGCCTTGGCTGGTGTCTCTGATGATCAGTGGGATGACGTGATTCAGAACAAAGGCACGCTGGCCGAATTCAGAGAAAAAGTTTTGTTTTCGTTTGACATGCTACTGAGTAGTACCCCGGAGCAGAAGGCCTCTGTATGAGGGCCGGGTGAGGTGCGCTGTGTTCTGCCAAGGACGCCCTCCAGAGACTCACAATGAAGAAACTGTTTCTACCGCTCCTGCTGTGGGCCTTCCTCGGGTTGGCTTCAGCGACTGTCACACCCGCACAGAAAGCTGAGCAGCACAAAGCTACTCACTCAATTGTCATGATCAATGAGAAGGCACGCGAAGGGGCAGGTTGCTCGGCAACCGCGATCTCTGAGCATGTGCTTTTGACAGCTGAGCACTGCAATGTTGCAAGTGCGGTGCTCTACCTGGATCAGAATCAGAGGCCTTTTCAGCATCCTCTGGAAGTTTCGGAACGCTACTTTGATCATCAGGATCACATGCTGATCGTTCTCCCTGGGGTATCGTTCAAGAACACCGTGGCATACGGATCAGGCGCACCTTTTAAGCAAGGTGACTATTACTACATGTGGGGAAACCCAGGCATGATCCGTAATCAATATCGTGAGGGCTACGTCACTGGAACTGTTATCAATCCTCTCAATGATGATGAGGAGATTGATGCAGTCAGTTCCTTCCTCATGCTCAATGGGCCGGTGGTTGGTGGCGATTCAGGCAGCGCACTATTCAGTAAGGAAGATGGGCACATCGCAGGCGTCCTCACGTATGGCATACAATATGGAATGTTCGCTGGCACCTATCCACTTATGTTCACTCCAGAGCAGATCGCGCAGGCAGAGGGGTTGGGCACATTTGTTTACGTGCAGGACACTAAATCTGTTATCCCTGTTGTCCCTGTTGTCAATGTCAACGTCAATGCTTCAGCACCTACGGATACAGCACAGCTTGAGTTGCTTAAAGAAATTGAATTGACTCTGTTGCTGATTCCTCTGCTTTTCGCGCTTCCTCTGTTATACAAAGCGATCAAGGCTTTGGTACAAGGCATCCGTTACACAGCAGGGCCGGTCAGCAAAGCAGCGAAGTACGTGGGCCGTCTGTTCAAGACTTTGTATCAAACGTTGAAGAAAATCTAGGAGACTCAGATGTCAACAGCACCAGCAACACCTGTGGCAACCCCAGAGCACTGGTACAAGAAGTACGAGCGCACCATTGTCATCGCCCTCGTACTCCTGGCCGGTGCCTGGGGCTATGGCAAGTACACCGATGTCCTGGCATCACGCGCCGAGACACGCGCTACGGTCTCGGAGCAGGCCTTGGCGTCTCAAAAAGATACAGATGCCCAATTTGCTCTACAGACGGCTCAGGTGCTCGCGCAGTACCAGATCATGTGCCAGTCCCTAGTAGCCCAGAACAACGCGCTACAAGCCTCCGTAGCGCAAAGGCAAGCCATTTTGGTGAAGCAGGTGACCCAGGATTCTACACTTTCACTGCCTGATTTAGCTAAACGATTGAAAACATTGGGAAATGCCCCGGAGACCTCGGTTTCCCTTTTGGGGGATCATATCGACCTTACTCAGGCCGGTGCTGTGGCCATCACTCAGACGCTTGAAGCTCTGCCTGTGATCCAAGAGGACCTGAAGGATACCCAAGCGACCCTCGGGGCAACCCAGGGCGCTCTGACGCAAGCCAACGTTGTCCTTGTGGACCAGAACAAACAGATCACCGGACTCAACTTAGCCGCTGTAGATCAGGATAGGGCATGTAAAGCTCAGGTTGCAGCATTGAAGGCCGATGCACGAAAGTCTAAACTTCGCTGGTTTAAGTTGGGCTTTTTGCTTGGTTTTGGAAGCGGTGCTTATTTGGGACATGTCCTATGAGTTTACAACAAAAGCAAGAACTTTTAAGGGTACGTAACACTGAAGTGAAATGCCCCTGTGGTTGTAACAAGGTTTTTAGAATTACGGGCCAAATGAAAGGTTGCAAGCCCTTTGAAAGTTTGTACAAACAACTTCAAACTTGCGCCGCAAGGCGTGGTCACACTGTAAACATGTCTTTTGAAGAATTCTTGAGTTTCGTACATACATCTCAATGCCATTATTGTGAAGAAGAAATTATATTTCTTCCACATAACAGTAAAGGCAAAAGGTCTGCTGTCAACCTTGATCGTAAAGACAATTCTTTAGGATACACCAAAGAAAATTGTGTTGTTTGTTGTATGGCTTGCAATCGCGGTAAGAATAAAGTTTTCACCTACGAAGAGTGGGTTGTGATGACAGCAGCTCTCAAGGAGTATCGCCATGGCACTGTCCAAGAAACACCAGGAAATTTTGGCTCGGGCCCATCGGGACCCGGAGTTCCGTCTCCGTCTCCTCAAAGAGCTAATGCGGCTGGCAGTCAAGGCTGATCCAGAACTTTTGGACAAAGCTGTAGTGAAGATTGAGAGTATGTAGCAAACAGAAATAGCCCCGTCACCGGGAAGCAAGCCTTAGTGGCCTGCCTCTCGATGACGGGGCTATTTTTTTGTGCCTACTTTTTGTTGTAGTTCTGATGGAATAGATTGGCAAGAAATATTAAACACCACGCTCGCCAGAATCCAATCTCTGCTACACCGAAGACTGTGGTGAGCACAGCAGAAGTGAACAGGTAGTTGATGAGAAGCATAGCAAGCCATGCTTCAAACATCAAAATAAAAGCAACGAGGGCGACGGTGCCCAGTACTTTCAAAAATGTTTCCATGTTTTCTCCTTTATGATCGAATCGCCCTTCCTGTGCGTGGATCTCGAATGTTCTTCCCCGCACTGTAGAACACGAGGTGCATTATACATCCATACCATCCGATTGCCTCGGCAAGCCACTGCATTACTTCACCTCCACTACGATGCGATAATCGTGGGTGAGCGTTTCTCTTTCAGCTTCTTTAGCCAAAGCTCTTGTTGCTTCCACTCGGGAAACAAATAAAGGTGCCAGAGCAATACGCCGTGAACGTTCCCACGAATCAATATTTGAAAAAGGATTCAGGTACTCGATGATGAAACGTGGACTGGATGGGGTCTCCTTGACTTTATCTTCAAGCAGTGCAGTTTCCAGCTCCAGCAAGGTCGTGCGAAGTTGTTGGATCTGTGTGATGGTCTTGTCGCGCTCAGCTGCGTTCATTTGTAATGGGTGCTCCTTGTGAGATGTATTCGTATCCTACCTCTTCATGGTAGTCGATGATGATGTGGTCATCCTTCACGATTTGCTCGCTGAGGATGAGTTTGGTAATTGGGCCCTGAACATACTTCTCAACAGCCCGCTTGATGGGACGTGCTCCATACTCCTTGCTAAAGCCTTCTTTCAGAAGAGCACGCTTGGCGGCTGGAGACACAAAGAACTCGAAACGCGGAATGGGTACACGATTCTGCTTCGTTGGATCTCCAGAGATCAGATCCGCTTGCACAATCAAAGGATTGCTCATCACGTACAACTGATAGGCAAAATCCCGCAACTCGAATTCCAGAATCTTCTCCATCTGAATCTGGTTGAGTGAGGTGAACGTAACGATGTTCTGAATACGGTTCATGAACTCGGGAGTAAACTTGCTCTTGGCTGCGCTTACCGCGATCTGCTCAAGCCGCACCTGATCTTTCTCCTCGTTGTCCATCTCAGCAAAACCGATGCCGCGATTTGCCATCTCCCGGGCACCTAGGTTCGAAGTCATGACAATGATTGTGTTGCAGAAATTAACCTTGCGGTTATCTCCCAAGGTGACTGAAGCTTTGTCCAAGACTCCCAGCAGCAGAGACCACAAAGCATCACTCGCTTTTTCAATCTCATCAAAAAGCAGAATAGAAAGCTTCAGAGAGTCTGTGTGGTACTTGTCTAGCACCTCTTGTTCTAGGGCTGGATGGGTCTCGCGGTGTCCCAGGTATCCCGGTGGAGATCCAATTAGCTTGGCTATCTCATGACTGTGTTGAAACTCGGCGCAGTCTATACGGATGCAGGCCCTCTTGGTGCCAAACAAGGACTCCGCGAAGGTTTCAACTACGTGGGTCTTGCCCGTGCCAGTAGGACCCAGGAACAGAGCATTGCCAGCAGGTTTGTCTGGTAACACAAAGCCAGCTTTGAAGGACTCAAATATGTCCACTAGAATTTTCGTGGCTTTCTCCTGGCCGACTACCTTGTTGGTAAACTGCTGTACCAGGAGCTTCGTCTCTTTGCTACGAATCGTTGGATCAAGTTTGCGCTGTGCTCCTGTGCTGGCCATGGGGCCTCCTTTAGAGAGAATCTTGTATAGTTTTGCTCAAAGCATTTTGTGCTTCTGTTAAACCTTTGGTGGCTAAGTCTACATGATACTCAGCTTGTCGCAAAGCATTCATTGCAAGAACCTCTGCATCTTTGCAAACGCTGACCTCAATTAGTCTCTTCTTTACCTCATTTACAGCCTCTTCAATTGTCATGCTGCTCTCCTTTAGGGACAAAACATAAAATCAACTTTACCACACTTGCAGCATTTGACGTATCCTGTGTAGTCTTGATCCGGTTCGTACCAACAATGCCAACAGAATATTTCTCGTGCAAGTCTCTTTAACCATTTCCCAAATTTGAAAGGATTGTCATTGTGATGCAAAAGATGTTCTTCAAGTGTCATGCTGCTCTCCTTAATCTTTTCTCAATCGTTCGCGGTCGTACCGGATGCGACTTGGGGGCCAAGCCAGTATGCGGAAGATGGTGAACAGTATCCTGGGCCTGTAGCGAAAGGTCCAAGCTATTCTCAATAGATCCATTAGGTTTCCCTTCCTAAGTATTCCGCAAGCGTTGTGCTCTGGGGAACCCCCAGGCTGTGTGACAGATTCTTAGCAAACACTCTCCAGTTCCCGGCGTACTTCTTGGCCATCTGCTGTAGTGTCATGTCCACTGAATAGTGCTGGGACAGTCCCTCGGCAATCATTTCAATCTGCCGGTTCAAAGCCTTCCAGCCATCTGCGTCCGTGGCGAAAATGACATGGCGTCCTTTGCCGATCCCGACCTGTCCCTCGTACTTAAATCCACGCACAGCCTTGAGATCCCCTGCATTATGGTACCTTGTAGGAATCTTGCCTTTTCTACCAAAGCCTTCAGCTTTAGCTATTGCTTTTGCAAGCGCATCCATTTTGTCAGATACTTCGCCGCCAGCAGGCAAAGCTTGGGAGAGTCGTGTAACTGTCCTATTGCTATATTGCAATTGAGGTGCAGTAAATCTCGCCATACCCCTGTTTTGTGACAATGGTCTCGCATTGGGGGATTCTTTTTGGTGAAGGGTTGATGGCATAGACCGCAAAGATTCTTCTGGAGTTTCAGAAGAGTTTGAATATGTAATGTTCTGAGATGTTTTGTTTTCTGAGAACGAGTCCTGTTTTCTTGTTTGTACTTCTCGGGATTCTTGGCTCTCCAGGCTTTTACTCTTGCCAGTATCTTCTTGTAGTGTTTCTTGTGGTACTGACGCTTGTACTCCTGAATTTTTTTCTTGTGTTTGCGATAGTAGTGACGATGGTAAGCTCGAACGTAAGCCATGAGTAAATCCTTGGGATGCACAAAAAGTTGTAGTCAGTAGCAGTGCGACTGTATAGAATAAGTTTCGCATTGTTGCCTCCTATAGGTTGGGGTTTGGTTCTATATAATCCTTGCTCATGTGGAAGAATAACAACTTCAAAGCTGCTTCTAGTTCAGCTTTTCTTTCTGCATAGAATGGGGCCCGTCTATCATATTTTTCCAAAATGTCCAGTCCGGTTTCCCATAGTTCGTACAGTTCCAGCAGGAAGGATATGCGTGTGCCTACATCACCCATGGAACCCGTGCGTACTATGTTGTTGAGATTCTTTTCATCCATGAGGCTCCTTACCAGCAAATGGTTGCAGTGATGGCTGCAGCAAACAGGAAGTACAGAGCACGGCGTATGTCTCCTGCCCAGAAATAGCCAAGGGAAGCTAGGGAGCACTGTGCTACCCCGGCCCAAGAGAAGAAGCTTCCCCAGTTCACTGCCAGCAACCTGTGAGCATCTGTTGCACAAGACGCTCAGCACGCTCTCCAACCTCGGTGTACCAAAGTGAAGCCTTCATATCTGCAGCGGCCTTTTCATAATTTCCGGCCTGGGTGTCTGCTAGGTCATGGTGGAAAGACAGCAAACCTGGGACGCCCATGTTGAAGCTCATGTTCTGCAGCACGCCATGCCGCGCATCATCCAAGCTCACCACCCAGGGTAACTGTCTCTGCAGGTAGGTGGAGATGCGTTCCACATCTTGTCCTAGGATGGCCATGGCTTGTGCCTCGGTGATGCCATCGCTGACATCGAAGGGCAGAGGGTTGGCATCCAGGTTGTGACCATAGCCGATGGTGTTGAATCCCCGGGAGTCCGGGTAGACTTTCAGGCGCAAACCTTCATCGCGCATCAGTTGGTCGATGATGTTGTTGATCATTCCCAGCTCACTTTCAGATTGGCACGATAGTATGTGTAAGTCTCCCCGGTTTCATAATCGGAATATGCTTCGTCAGATTCCACATGATTGATCACATAGAAACCAGCTCGTCGTAAACGTGCAATTGTTCGTTTGATATCTGCAATGTAAACATGGTTTGTGAACCAGATGTACACGTCACATTTGCGGTCTGAGTATCCAAGAAATAAAAAAGTGTATTTCTTGCCTTTACGTACAGCGTCAGCTATGCTTTTATCTGCATTTTCATTGAAATCCTTCACAAACATATCGTGTGTGCTCGTCTCTTCAGCACAGGCTTTCTTCATATCGTGTGTGCTCGTCTCTTTAGCACAGGCTTCCTTTAATCGTTCAGCCTTAGCTTTTTCTCGGTCAGCCTTAGCTTTTTCTCGGTCTTTTCTGTTTTTCTCCCGCACATCGGCGGCTTGCTTTCGTGCTTCAGTTGCGTTCATGGTTCACCTCGGGTGGTAGTGTATGATAAAGTGGAGTGCTATGCACTGCACGAGAAAAGAGAGGAATGCGAACACGGTGCGCAGGGTACTCTTTGTGGATTCAGCTATCGGTGTACGTTTCTTGGGCAAGCCTAGATTACAATCATAGCACAAACCTATGATTCGATCCCAATGCTGAGTTCCATTACAGCGAGGGCAACGCTTTCCATGGTCTATCAGCACATCAGTGTTGGTCATCCTTGTCTGCCCCCTTGATTGAAAGTGCGCCAACTAGTTTGTGGCAGGCAATTCCCTGGTACATCGTGTGTGCCTGCTTCTCATATATGATGATGACAGGTTCTCGGGAGAAGTACTCAGATACATCTCCACAAAAAAGTATGGTTTCCTCGTATAGAGCAGGAGTACCATAAGGCCAGAAGCGAATGTTGGTGTAGTCCCTATCTAGCACCTGTCCATCAATGGGCATGGCCAACAAATATGCATTGTGGTTCTGGTACACCTCCAGCACCCCAAGGGAGTTGGGCCGGGAGTTGACGGTGGGCTCAGCGTGCCCTATAGCAATCATGACGGCTACGAAAGTGAGGAAGGTTAGAGCGAGGATAAGTAGTGACACCACAGTTTTCTTCATAGCCGTTTCCCTTCTAATACATCGAAGAGATGATCTGAGAAGTAGCAAGCTGCAGCGCAAGACCATAGAGCTTCATTGCCATGCAAATGAATCACTAGGTAGAATGACTTGATGGCCAAACCTGCAAGGACCACTACTGAAATACCACGCATGATTTTCTTCATAGCTTCTCCCATGCAACTTCAATGAGAATAGGCATCGCAATGGACGCGGCCAGGATGCCGAAGAACGCATACACACCATGGTGTGTATGCTCCCAACCGTAGAGGTTGAAAGCAGCTGCCCCAACGAGGAAGCCACTGACAATATAACGTTGAAGGTTAAGCATTGACTACCTCCTCATACCACAGCTCAGTTCTCTGCTTGGATCTGGAGTGAATTTTCACCAGTTCAAAAACACGCTTACTCCAAGACTCTGTGGGTGTGATTCCAGGTTCCCTAGCAGCTATGTATGTTGCAGATATGGGCACACAAAAAATATTGCTCACTGGTGTGTTGGGTTGCAGAAATGTTTTGGTGCATCCACAAGCGGTGCGGAGATGTATTTTATGCAACGACATTGGGGACCTCTGCAACCAATCCCGCAACTACTTTCTGCTCGACCTTGGCCATGTCAACAACTACAAACTTGCTGACCGTGACCTTGCAAGGCTTGCCGCAGCCTGTACAACGCCAGTGACCCAGGCCCGTCTTATCCTTGCTCCCGGCGATAGCTGTGAATGCCCGAGGCTTCCTCGCGGGCAAGCTGCAGCATACGCTTGTGTACGCACTGACTGGCCCTTGGGGTTTGGGCGCGACGACGGGCTTGCGATTTTTCTTTCCGTGCTTTTTTGCGTACTTGCTCTTCCTTCCTTTCTGGGAGTTTTGCGTTTGAGAGTGGACAGGCTTTCCAGTACTCAATGAATGCCTTCCCGTTTTCCCAGATGTTGAGGAAGATCTGATAGACTTCCCGGTCAATAGGGTTGTGTCCATCGTAGCAGGTAAATTCAAATTCTGGTTCGTCGTATTCGGCATACATTGGTATCCTCTCAGTGTTTGAATTTTACTTCTGTGAAACGTTGGTAGCTGCGCGGGAGATAGGTGCCCCGGCCTCTTCCATTTCTTTCTGTAGGATTGCGAGTGCGCGCCAGCACATCTTTGCCGAGTGGCGCACGCCATCCGTGTCTATTTTCCCACGATCCATACCATGTCGGACCACGGTGTCCCATTCATCACTAGACTTCGAGCGATCCCAATGCAAGGGTTGCCCTGGGTTGTGCTGTTCATTACCCACGAATGATACACGGGCCACTTCGATCAGTGCAGAGGCAAAGTAGTCTAGCACTCCTGTTCCAACTGGGAGCTTCTTGCGATCCACTGCATTTGAGGGAAATAGACCAGACTCAAGCTCAGGTTTGGGATCAGGTTTGCACGCTTCCTGATTACAGATACCACCAAGTTTACCTGCAGGATTCATTTCATCTCCTTTCGGATGAGATCAAGAAGAGCATCAACGTCCTTCACATGCTCGCGGTAGGGGAAATTGTCGAAGATGCTCTGTTTTCCTCCAACAATTATTATCCGCTTGCCCCAGGTGTGCGCCATGCCCGTCTCTTCCATCCTCGATCCTGTACACCACTTGCTGGGTACGGTTAGAGTCGAGAGATCGTCAGAGAAGCGGATCAAGGTATCTGCAGCAAACAGATCATCGGCATCCATGTACGCGGTTGCCAACATAAAGTTGTCATATGCGAGCTGGGTAGTAGGGGGAGGGCCCTCATCCAACCAGCGCGAGGTAATGTTGACACCCAAGGCAGCAATCTTGAGCG